TGAACTAGATTACTATATTCTTTAGCCTTCATATCTCGTATTATAGATTCCATATATTCAGTTCTTTTACTGACACCATACTGATCTTGAGAAAAACAAGATATTTCATAATTTCTTTGAGACATTCCGTTTACAACTATGTCTACAAATTTAGGTATTATAGGAACAGGTTTCCAGTCTAAATTTAAATAAGATAAATCGCCATTTATAGATAATTCGTTTTTGTATTTTTTAACAGACTGCTCACCTCTAGCATATAATCTCAATTTATGGTAATTATTTATATTACTATTAAATTTAGAATTAGCGCCTGTGAACCACTCTTGTTTTATAGCTTTAGCAACTTTTAGCCCATATTCCTCAGATAGTTTTTCTAGGTCACTAACCGCTTGTGATGGAAAGTCTATATAATTCTCTGTCATGCGTTATTTTTTATTATTGTCGATTGAAATCCTTTGTTGTTATATTTTGATATATGTATATTTACCGGCTGCTTTTCTACCTTTGGATTTGGTCTGTATAAATGTCTATTACAAGCCATTACAGCTAATCCAGAACTTATTGAAGCATCATGCTTAGTTCTTTTATTTATATCAAACTTAGACCAATCGTTTAAAGTTTCATTAAAATACATAGTACCATAAGTACCATCTTGCAATAAACCAACATGGTCATTAATATACATTTCTATTGCTGCAGCGTGAGCTTGTTTTATATCTTCACTAGAGTTTGGTATTCCACCAACTTCTTTTTCTGCTACAGATAATTTGTTCCAGATTTTATCAGGTCTGTTCATACTAAACCCTCTATATCCTCTTCTTCGTAAATAGTATAATAATCTAGGTTTATTATTTTCTGCTAATATTGGCATACCATAAAATACTAATGCCATTAAAATATCTTCAAAAAATATTTCAGCAGTTTGAGGTCTAGCTATATATTCTAAAAAAAATGTATTAGCTGGAGCGTCTTCCATTGAGAATTTTGTTAATCCGTGTAAAGCTCCTTTAGAACCTCTGCTATCTACTGTTCCAGATATATCATATGAGTCACAACCAAACGCGCCCATATGTTCATTACCTGGATATCTTACGCCATTTTTTAATATAACGTTATTTTGTAATTTTAAACTTGGTACCCAACTAACATTAAATCTACCATTTGGATCTGGGTTAAAAGTTACTTGCGTGTCCTTAACACCGTTTGACCACTGAAAGTTCCCTGTAGTTAATACAGCTGAATTTCTGTTACCTTCGTTGTAATCTATTTGTTCGTATATTTTAACTAAGTTAAATAAACTATTTCCCGTCTCGTCTCTAAAAGCGTGTTCTTCCGTTCTAGGAAACTGACGGTAAAATTCATTTAAAGCGTCTTGGTCATCTTTTAATCCTTCAGCTTCATTTTCCCAGTGATCTATTACTCCATAATCTATCTCTAACCCTTGTGGATCTTTTTTTTCTTCTTTAGGCGTGTTAAAAACCGGTTGACCATACTCATCGATAAATCCCTCGTAATTCCACTCCATTGGGATAAATAAAGAATATAATCCAGATTTTGTTTGTCCATTTCTATTTCTTTTTGTTACGTCAGAATTATTGTATAAGTTTTTGAAATTATCCCCTCCTTTATCTAGTGCATTACTTGTTGACCCCATCATACATTTACCTACAACTTTACTACCTAGTCTTAAACAAGTTTTTGTAACTCTCCAGTTATTTTTTATATTATCAGGTCTTTCCCATTTACCACTCTCATCATGCACTAATAAAGAAAGTTTTTCACCGTCATAGCTATTATCACCTGTGTTTTTCCAATCTATAGTTGTATCAAGGCCCTCCATATCATCTTGCTCTTCACGTTCCCTCATTTTTTTACGAGTGAACTTTTTAGCTGGTACCCTATAAGCGAGTTCGGACTTTGGCCGGTCCATACCGTCCTGTATTGGTTTGAAGAAGAATGGATAATTTAAACTAATTGGCACTACTTTGTCGGTAAACATTTTCTTTGCATCGCTACCAGTTTTAGATAATATACCAAATCTACTATCACTAGCTAATGTAGCTAAATTAACAGTTTCAGCTGAACTCATAAATGAAAAACCAGAACGTCTATTTTTTAAATAGCACATTCCATAACTTCTTTTATCTGCTTTACAAGCCTCCCAAAATATAAAGAATAATCTATTTGCCTCTCTATAATCTGGAGCACCAACATCAATCTTACTCCATTGTAAATACATATAATGTGTACCTGTTATGTAAGTTGGTTTACCATTATTCATAAACCAAAAGCCTTCTTCTCTTCTTCTAAACTCTTCATCTATGTACCCATAATGTTTTTCTTTAAAATCATCTGGGTAGTCCTGCCAGTCAAATACGGTTTTAATTCTTTTAAAATCAGGATTAGCTGGAAACTGTTTCCATTTTTGCTCTTCTTTTATTTTACTGAGACTGTATACTTCTTTTGGTTGTTTAGGTAAAGCTATTTGAAAACCTTGTATCTCAATTATATCACCTATCATTCCTGTTTTAGACACACAGACTATATCGGCTTCTTTATTATAACCATACTTCCATTTCTTAGACTTATTAAGCCTTTTAATGGTATTTAATTTTATAGGTTTTACAACCTTAACTAAAGTTTGCTCGTACATTATTTAGATCTTCCTTCTGCAAATCCTTTAAACCTATTTTCTTTTTTTTCTTCAATAGGTTTATCCTCTAACATATTTTCTTCTTCGTGGATTCTGTTTAATATTTCAAATGCATCAAATATAGCTAACTTTTTTGTAGCAGCTGCATTTTTTAATCTATCAGCTGATATATCTTCATCTGAATCAACTATTTCTTCTCTAGCAACTTTAATTAGTTCCTCAACCGCTTTGTGCCCAGCTTGGATTATATTCTTTTTCGTTTCCTTGATATTCATATTTAATTGTAGTAAATTTATTCATAACCCTATATAATCTTTCTTCGTTTATAATAAATTCAAATTCACTGCCAGGCTTAAACCCAACTAACTCTTTTTTATTAAAAGTTCCATCTGAGTATTTAATAATACCAATTAATGGTTTTTCACTTTCAATATTATATTTACTTGTAGCCTCTAATGGTTTAACAAAACTATAACCTGGCATAGCAACCCAATCGTTACGTTTATATAAATATATTTGATCTTGAGATATTATATATTTATTTTCTTTCCAATATGATCTACTATTTCTTTCCCTGCCTTTTACATCATGCCATCTTCTAAATATATTATGATGAACTATTACTTCATCACCTATATTTAAAGGCGATTGAAATAATAGCGGAGTGTCGACTACTTTTGCTAATCTATTAACATATTGATGATTAAACATCTCTGTATTAAGAATTAACTTTTTTTCACCAACTTGTTTAGTGTTATTATAACGCTCGCCAATAGGAGAGACAATAAAATCTTTGTAAGCATTCATTAATATTCTAGATTATACTCAACTGATATAGCCATATTTTTATTAAAATCCTTCCAAGGTATTACCACATTTTCTTTTCTAATATAAATACAATACTTATCTTCCTCTTCTACTATATCACAAATTTTATGCCCACCATAAACTTCTTGTCCCACAGCATAATGCATAGCATCGTTTTTGTAATCTTTACCTATGGTAATTTTTCTAATAATATTATTTTTCATCTTTTTCTTTATTAATAGTACCATCCGTAACATTAATATCAAAAGTACCATACTCTTTGGAAAGCTTATCCTGTATATCTACAATTTTTTTTTGCGTCAATCCTAGCTCGTGTAACAACGTGTGTTTTTGTCCTTCTAGCTGTCCAATTTTAAATTGAATATTATTTGTGATGTTTAATACCGCTTGCAACTCTTTTAATTGCTCATCAGATATTTTATCTACCTTTGGTTTTAAGTCAACCAACTTTTCTTTTTTACTCATTTTATTTAATTTAATTTAATTATTATTAAGAACAACCATCTATACTATTAACGACGCCACTTTTGTAGTTCACATTAAAGTATCTTCCTCTATCAGGTCCAACTTTAATATGTTTGTTTTCAGTTGTTAATAAATATTTAAGATTTTTTTGTTTTCTAGTGTAAATCTTATCGCCAGCTTGAGGCATAACAGCAGCACCGTCGTGGTAATAAGTAATATTAACACTAGCGTCACTAAGAGGGCAAGCGTCACTGCTTTGCAAAGCTGAACCTTGGAAAGCCGTATAACCTCTAGCATCAATAATTTCTTTATGTCTTTTTACAAAAGTAGCTTTGCCTTTTCCTCTAGCTCTTCCCAAGCTAGTACTACAACCCAATGGCATTAGTAACCGAAATAAGCAATTATACCACCATCAGCATCAGCTGCCTGCAATGAAACAACTGTCCATCTTCCGTATATAGTTAATCCAGCTGGAAACTTTGGCGTCCCATCAGCTACTACAGCTTCACTATTTCCACCAGTGTTACCATTAGTTATACCAAAGTATGCGTTATTGCTTTCTGTGCCACTATACACAACTGAATTACTAGTGTCGCAAGTTAGTTTATCAAATACTATATCATCTCCTACCATTGTTATAGCTACAATAACCATACCATCTGGTGGAGTTAAATCTTCACCATGGTCTACCGCCATATAAGCACTACCTAGTTGGCCAAAGTTATAAGATGTTGCTGTTGAATTTATTCCCATAATTATTTATTGTTATTTTGTTGTTGTTCATTTTTCTTAGACGATCCGCCGAAAAAGAAATCGACTACCGTATTTACTTTAGCGCTCATAGCACCAAATATTGTTGATATAAAGCTTATTTCAAACTCCCCCATTTCAATGTCTCCCATTACGAAGTATCTAAACATCATAAAGCTTAATCCGAAGTACGCTGCCGTGAAGAGTGTGGCAAGTATTTTTTGAATAAGCGCATCGTCTTTGTACATATCTCTAGCGCTTTTTCTGTCCTCAACTTCTTTCGCGAAAGCTTCTTTTTCGGCTTCAAGTAATACCCTTTTAATCGCGAGCTTTGCCTCATCACGTTCTTTGTCTGTTGTAATAACTTTATCAAGTATTCCTTCTGCATTATCTACTATCTTACCGAATAAGCCACCTACTAAATTTTTCATCATCTTTCATTATCTTTTATCATATCATCGATAGACTTATTCATGACCTTATCGGTGTATGATTGG